TCAGTAGCAAGAACTCTAACGCCATCTCCTGCATCATATTCTACTAAAGTAGTACCACCAATATCAACAGTAAGAACAGAACCAGATTTAGATGCTGTAACAGAATCACCAACAAAATCAATTGTATCTATATCTCCTGGAACACCAAGATCTACTCCCTCATCTTGAAATTGTATTTCTGTTTGCCCACTAGTTGCTGCACCACTTACTGTTACAGTTACTTTATCACCAACTCTTGTTGCTTCAACATTATCACCAACAAAATCAAGTTCGGTAACTGTACCTTCTGTTCCTAAATTAACACCCTCGTCTTGAAATTGAAGTTTTACTTGAGAATCTGAAGGAGAACCAGAAACAGTTATATTTCCTAAAGATATTTGATTATTTATCCAATTAAGTAAGTGTAATCCTTCATTACCCGGCCCTGCTTGTGTTCTTACTTCACCAAAACTGCTTGTTCTTAGAAATTTTATTATGTTTAACGGAAAAATTATATTTTTCTCGTTTAAAAGATTTGCCATATTTTTAGTTTAAACAAAAAAAGGTAAAAACAAGAATAACCTGTTTTTACCTTTTTAAGATATTTTAAAATTGTAATTTTTTAATTAAGCAAGATAGGTACCACCAGCAACGGCATCACCAGTTACTCTAAAAGGATTGCCCGTAGTACGAGCATGCTCCAACCATGCAGTCAAGTTTGCCTCAACAGAAGCAACAACAGCAGCGTTTGCAGTACCTGTACCAGCACCGTTAGAAACAACAAATGGAATAACATCGTTCGTACCATTGGTAGTAGAAACATCTTGGGTCGTTGTAGATTTAACTTCTGCTCTAAACAAAAGCGTAAGTTTTTTAGGACTTACTTCGTTACTCGTAAGAGTATCTTCTGTATCAAAATATTCAATGATATAAGCAGTGTAGTAATAATCTTCGTTAATGTAATTTTTACCTTCCGAGAACCAATCACCTTGTGGTTGATTTTGTTTGGTAAATACATTAAGACCAGCGCGATCTCTCCATTCAATAAGCCATTTACGACCCGAACCAGTACCTTCTTCTGGAGAAGATTTAGTTCTAAAAATCGAAGCAGGAGTAGTTCCAGTAAGAAACGCAGAACCAAGATTCAGTTCTGGATCAACCATTACTTGTTCGATATTGTCATAAGAAACAGCAATTGCGTGGGGAAGACCAACTACCAGAAGAGTATCAACTGTAGTAGTCGTAGTAGCAGTGCTCATGTCAAGAACCTCAAGAGTAGAGGCTGTACTCAAACCACCTGCGGTAATTAATTTTGCAAAGCCTTGAACCAAAGATTCGGTTGCAGTCATAACTGAACTTACACCGTCAACAGTCATAAACGTAAGAGCATCACCAACTTTAATGTTATTAATAACAACACCACCACCACCATTAAAACTTACACCAAAGACTACAAAGTTTTTGTTGCCTTTTCTGGTAGCAGCATTACCCGTAAGAGTAACTGCTTTGGATTGACTATTAAATTCATTGGCTAAATATTGCAAAAGATAGTTTGTATCGTTACCATAACCGGCAGCAGTAAAGTCCGTAGCAGGAAAAATTGCATGCACAACTTCATCATTATCTCCATAGTAACGGTCGTTACGAACAGATTTAAGACGAATATATGCTTTATACTCTACATTATCTTCTGGAACAATAGAGAAATTGGCAGCATCAATGCCACTTGTAGGAAACTTAGCAGATTTAACAGAAACCGAACGGATGTTAGTTTTGTTTATAATTCCACTTTCTTGATAAGCGAGATGACCAACTCCCCAGATGTCAGCAAATTCAGATTGTTGGGAAACAGGAGTTCCTACAACAATTTTAATTGCTTGTACTTCGTTGGAATCATCACCAGATTGCTTGTATTGACCAAGAGGACGAACAGACGAATCGAAATCCCATGACAGGATACCAAGACGACCATTAGACAGGCCATTAAATGCAGTAGTTGCATTTACAAAAACTCCCGAAGGAGTTGCTAAATCGGCACTAACAACGAAGATGTTATCCATCGACACCTTGTTAGTTTTTTTAGATTTTGTCATACTTGTTTGAAGATTTTTTCTTCAGTTATTTGAATTTTGTTTATATCTTCTAACATTCTAGCAATATTTTGTACCGCAATATCAACTACTAAAGTATGATATAATTCCGGTAAATCACAATCAATTGGTGTGTCAGAAGAATTAGGGGCAGTAGTGTCACCAAGTAAATATTCGTAAGAATCATAACCACCACTAAATACCTTTCTAGGTTTTTTTAAATATTCAATTTTTAAATTTGTTGCAGTAAAATTATCATCTGTATAAATATATAAAACCTGACCCCCATTGGTGTCACCTTTTATAAGACCTAACGACCTTCGCCATTTTAAACTAGGTTTTGTATTTTCATCCCCAATTTTTGTATCAAAATCATTATGTCTTGTAATATAAATTGGTATAGAAAGATTATTACAAGATTCTGCTATTACAGAACCTCTTAAAAAATGACCGTAGGTAGGATTTAAATTATCAAGTTGATAAGCATACTTATTTCCAGATACATGAGTTGCTGTTACGGATGAGTTATCGGGAACAACCAAAGTAGATAACATATCAATTCTTTGTTGTGTTACTTCAAACCCAAGATTATATTTTTTTGGATTTTGTCCAGAATAAAATATCTCTACATATTCGTGGATACTATCATTAATAATATCATCCAGATACGCCTCTGGTAAATCTTTTTTATGGTTAGAATTAATCTTGTTCCATCGCAACTTTATCTCATGCCGCATTCTAGCAATTTTCATTCAATCCAGATTCCTTTTGATTTTACTTCATTGTAAAGATCACCGTACCAATTAGTAACGGTTGTATCTTCTGGATTCCAATTTTTAAGTTCAGTTTGTAATAAAGAAACCAACTTATCATAGTTATTATGTTTGTACATATTAGGAACTCCAGATTTGCTATTCCAAACATAATAGCCTTCTCTAATAGTAATTATACCAGTATTAACTGCTTGCTGAATTAAATACATTACTCCAAATCTTTCTTTCGCTTCTTTATCTTTCAGCATATTAATAAGTTTAGTGAACTTATCAATATTTTCCATTTGAGAATCTTCGGAACGCAAATATTCATTTAATTTACGTTTTACCAATTCTCTGGAAGCATCTCCTTGAATAAGGCTTTTACCAGACTTTGTAGTAAGTAAAACTGAAATTTGATAATTCAAAAAATCAGATCCTTCGTTTTGAAGTTTGACTTTTTCAGCAATTGCGTTGTCAATAATATCTTGTTTTTTATTTTTTTCTATTTCTGCTTCATGTTGTTCAGAAATATAAAAAAGATGTAAATTTGGATTCATCAATTGACGACTTTTCGCAATAGATGAATTATTTTCAATTAATTGAATGGCTAATCTTCCTCTTGGAGTTTCGTCTGTAAACCTATTTGGACGATCATATAATATAATTTTATATGACTGTAAAAAATTAGGATTTTCAGGAATTTTAGTAAACTTAGTTAAATTAAAAATTGTAACTCCGCCAGCAATTTCTGACGTGTAATAGTTTGGAGAAACATTATCATATATTTCAAAAAGAGTTTGTTTTTTTATTTCCGGACGTTTTACCAAATCGTCTATTACATCTTTCCATTCATGAGACAATGCGTTTTTATCCATTACATCACTTGCATCCATTTTATAAAATGGATTAGTAACGCTAATATCTAAACCAGTTTGCAATCTATGCGTAACAGAATTATATTGAAAACCAAATTCTTTTGCAACACCAGATTCCATTGTTTTAAACATATTAGGACCAGTAATCATCTCTCCAGTTTTTGGATCAATTACTGTATAACTTTGTTTGTCTCTACCTTGTGTTGGAATCCTTGGAACAGGATTTACAAACACAATTTTACTTTGACTTTTCATGCCTTTTTTTCTTTTCGTGAATTAATTACCCTAAAAGGGGAAGGTTGTTTTTATATCGGCACAACCTTCAAAGCCGGGGATTTAAGCAGAATATGGGTCTTAATTAAAGGACTGGGTTAACCGAAGCATAAGATACAATTGGGTTGTAAGCCAAACGACCTACGCGAGTTGAATCCCAAATGTTCAACGATCCAGACAAACCACGATAGATTCCAAGTTCTTTGTTATTACCAAAGGCATTAGAACCATCTTTGATGGCGCCAGTTTCCATGTCATAAACATTAGAAACCATGTAGTATTCCTCTACACCATCTTGCATTACCATCGTGATATTTTCATCACGGGCAGCATCCATTGCTTTTTGCTCTGTTACACCAAAGTCAAAAATATCCATTGCAAAAGATTCCAGCGTACGGTTAGTACCAGGAGCCAGTTGAGGGAACAGTTTTCTGTCATCTTTAATAGGATCATGTACGATCTCTACGATAACACCATTCATCATTTTGATTTTAGTAAACTGCGCACCATATTCCAGTTCATTAGAGTGATAACCTTGTGGATCTTGACGTTTTTGCAAGAAGAGGGTATCAATGTATTGGAATTGGCTTGCTTCTTGAGCAATCAGGCGAGACAGGAATTCAATTCCACCTTCACCAGAAGCAATAACAATATGACGGTCAGCAAATGCTTTTCTAGTGATGAATATCTCCATCAGATATTCATAAATATCACTAAGAGTAAGCGAACCATTATGTTCTTTGTAGTGACCATCCTTTACAAGTTGTCTCCAACCGGCTGCAACTTTAATTGGACGACCAGTATCACGGTCAGTTGTTTTTTGAAGTTGACCAAACTCCATGTGCATTTCTCTGTCCATTTCCGTACGCTCAAGCAATCTTGCTTCAGCCTTCGTCAAGAACATACCCTTTTCTACCGTAGTGGTTGTACCGCTATTCGTGGTATTAAAGTTTTGATAGTACACATATCCAGTACCAATATGTTTATCTTCAGTAATCCCACTCGGAAGAGCGCGACCTTCTTTACGACATGCAATTTCAGTACGAATAAATTTGTCTGTTACTTCTACTTTGTTAGCAAAGTTTGAGCACCAGTTTTGCAGTTTAAACATCTCACCATATTGGTCAGGAGCATATTTCGTATTTAATTCGTCAGCAACAATGCTGGAAACACGAATTGCTCTACGCTCAGGCATAAGATATTCAACAGGAATCCATGCATTTACATCACCAGTTTGCAAAGTTCCTTCATACTCCCAAGAGTTAGCAGAACGTTGCAGACCTTGACCATGAATTACAATAAGAGGCAGATCAGAGTTTTCAACTTTGATAACTGCTGGTTCATGCAACCAAGGACGATCTAAAGCAAATTTGAAAGGCAATCCACCTTTTCCTGGAAAAGCATCGGTATCAACCAGAAGTTCTGTGAAACGGAAGTCCACATCAGCATCTGCCATTAAATACCAAGAATAATCATCGATCCCGCCCGGAAGAACATAAACGTTCTTTTTGGCAATTGTCATATAAGTAAATTTCTTATTTACAAGATGACTACCAATGTGGCTGGAAAAGAGTTGAGAGGTTTTTACACCAAAGTTAAAGGGGCCATAGCGCCTAAACATAGATGCGTGAGTAAAAGAATCAAAATATGATCCACCCCATGCTTTACGTTCATGCGTTTCTAAAGCAGTACGTCTATTCATTTATTGTTAAGTTAAATTTAATTTCTTATTACAAGACTAACTCAAGACCTTCCATTGTATCTTTTTTGTTTGGATTTACATCTCTGTGTTTTGATGCAACTCCAGCAGAACTAAAGGAATCTGTAAGTAATCTTTCTTTTAGTGAATTTGTTTTTTTAGTTTCCACTTGTTTAACAAATGATTCTAAATCAAATTCACCAGTTTTGTCATTATACAATCTTGTTAAATTAGCAAGTTGAATCAAACCTTTTGGATTTGTAATGATATCTTTTAATTTTGTGTTAAGATTATTTCCAGAAAGAACTTTTGTCACTTCAGTAACAACATTGGGCTTCCACCCAATATTTTTAAGTTCTTCTTGTATTTGAATCACTCTTTGTTGATTTCTTGCTTGAATATCTTGATTTTGTTTTTGTTTATCTTCAATTAATTTTGAAGTTTTAGATACTTTACTTTTTTCATCAAATATCTTTTTTGCTTCTTCAAGTAATTGCTCTTCTTCTTCAAGATCATCGAGTGTGTTGCTAATTACTTTAGGACGTAATCCTAAAGATTTGTAATGTTCTTCTAAATATTGACGAGCATCATCTGCTGTTTCAATACTTAAATCTTTATTTTCTAAATCTTCAAAATAAGAAGTAAAGAAGTTTTTCATTTCTTCTTTTGTGATGTTATCTCCCGATGCAGCAATAAATCGCATTACATCTTTTGACAAATCAGGAAGAGATTCAACAACTGAATTTAAAACTTCTTGAGGAAGATTATCAAAATAATCATCTAATTCTTCCCAAGTTCCTTTAAACTCTTTTTCTTCGTCAACATAACCGCGTTGTTTTAATTGTTCAAAATAAGCAATTGCGGCAGGATCAGATTCTATTTCTTCTTTTTTATTTTCTTCTCCTTTATCTTCAGAATCTTCTGCTACTTTAAATTCTCCCCCATCTTCTTCATCTTCATCAACAATTGGTTTTTCAAAATCTTCAAGATTAGGCAGATCAAAATCAGGAATTACATCAATATTTTCAATTTTTTCCATAATTTATTACAAAGTTATTAAAAAGGTGTTATTTTTGTATTTTTACTTATACTAAAATAAGTAATTTTTTGAGCGTCCATTCCAAAACAACAAAAAGATTTTTTGTTTTATTGTTTTGTTTTAGACTGACTCGCTTTTTTCTTAGCGATATTGATATTTTCTTTATCAACTTCTTTTTGATGCTCAAACTGCCTTTCTTTTAAATCTTGTGCTTGAAAAGCCAATTCTGTTTTTGCCACATCAATTTCATCTGGAATATTATTATCATTACCGTCTTCTGGAGTAAGTTGTGCTTTTATTAATTCTAATTGTTTGTCAACTTCTCCTTGAACTATAATTTTATTTATTTCATGTTTTTGTATATCTTCTCTGTTTTCCAGTTCTCTTTTTTGCATCTCAGCAGCAGCCTGTTGTTTCATTTGTTCTATTTCTTGTTCTCTTTGCTGTTGCCTCTGCTCTGCTATTTGTATTTTTTTGTGAACTTCTTCTGGACTTGCTCCATTCATAATATCTTTTATAATACCAGAAATTATTGTACTTCCCTCACCTCTGTTTTGTGCGAGAGATTGAAGTACAGTTTGAATCATATAATCATTATATTTTTTAGAATTACTTGAGTTAACAAGAAAAAGACCAAAGTCGGCATGACTTAATGAATCAGGAGTTATTTTTAAAAGTTCTTCTGTTCCATCTGGTAAAAAATAATGAATTGAATAATCAGATAATTTTGGATTAGATTCAAATATTCTTTTACAGTAAGTTCTAAAGTTTAATAACCAATCATTTAAAGCAGATCTCCAAATTTCACCATGCAAAAAGAAATATGGTTCTGTTATATTATAACTTTGAGCAATTGCTTGTTGATTATCGGAAACATTACTGTTTTGAGCAAAATTGGCTACTCGCTGTGGACTAATACCCATTGCCATACCAATTTCTCTTTTAAGATATTCCAAAAGATTTTGGAGATTCATTAACTCTACAGCAGTTCCTAAACTAAAACCATTAGAACCAGGACTTCTTGTAGCTGGTGGTAAACCACCTAAACTTGACTGACTTCCAGAATAAAAGTTTTTATTAGTTCTTTTTACCATAGTTAACCAGGTCGATAATTTATCTCTTATTGGATTACCATGTATATCTTCTCCTAATTGATCTGGTATTTGGTCAACATCAACATCTTGTATTGCTCCCTGATATTTTGATAATTCTCTATTTTGAATTAATTTTACAAATATATATTGAAAATAAGGAGCCAAAGCAAGTTGTAAAGGACTAACTGATTTTGTATTTCTAGCATTGAAAACACCACCCTTAGTAGATAATTCAAATGTACTATAAGGACTTTCAATATTAGTATGTTGATAAGGAACTTCTCTATAAATTGGATATACATCTTGCGTAGTTCCTAATCTTACAATTTCATATTTTCTTGGTATCCATAATTTTTCAACTGTAAATTCGATACCCATTATTTCATCTAACCATCTCCATCTTTCAGATTGTTCACCATACCTATTAATAAAAAATTCTTTAGTTGCCGTATCTGGTATTTCAAAATTTTCATTTACAATTGTAGTAACATCTTTGTTATATTCATCTACATAAGATAAAAATATAACTTGTTTAAATGCTTTGAATTCAAAATGTGTTTCCCAAATTAAATGACGTTCTCTGTTCATAGAAGTAGAAGAAGTCATTGCAAGACCAATATCTTTTCTAAAAGATTGTTTATTATTATTTTGGGTTGCTTCCAGCATCTCCCAGTTCGTTTGATCGAAAACTGGCTTATTATCTGGCAAACCAACGGCATGTCTTTTATCTATCATACCAGTACGATATGAATTCAAACCAAGTGCATGAATCTGTTCTTCGGTTAATGTATAATTATTAAAAATTTCAGATGGAGTAATTGCTCTGCGATACCAAACATAATCTCCTTTATGAATAAATCTTTCATTTGGAGATTTATGAAATCCTAAAAATAACGGGTTTCTTACCTCTAAATATGGCCTTCCATGTTTCCATCCAGAATAAATAAAACATCTATCTACTTTAATAGTATCTTCAAAAGTATCCATTTGTTTTAATTTAATATCCTGATCGTATTGACAATATTGTAATGATTTACTTGCAAAGATTTCTACTTCAGATAAATAATTTTTACTTAATAAATCTTCTGGTTCAAGTTGCGTTCTTAGAGATTGAATGTATTTTTCTTGTTCGTCTTTTGACATTCCTTGCATTTGAGCCTTTTGTTTCTCAAGTTTAATCGCAAGAAGTTCATCAACAGAGTTTAATATCTTTTCTCTTAATTTTTCATTTTTTTCTCTAATTGCATTAGCACTTAAAAGCATAACTCTAATATCATTTCCTCTGCTCAACATTTCTCCTTTTAAAACATTTATATTATTATGCAATTCTGGATACGGAATTACTTCTTCTTCTATTTCATTTATATCTGCCCCTAATGGATTACAAAATTGTTTTAATTTATCTTTAAATCCCTCAAGGTTATTATTTGCTACTTCATATGCTAAGCGCATAGATTCATAATCTGGAACTTCAGTAATTGTTCCTAAAACAATATATCGCATATATTGCTTAAACCATTCACCATCATTGGCGTATTTTTCTTTTTCTGGCACCTTTAAATTATAAGGTGCAGACATTTCATTTTTAATGTTTCTTTTCATCGTGTTAAAATAAACATTGCACAAAAGTTAATTTATGCTGGTTTCCATATTCTTCAAATGGTAAATAGTTACCGCTTATTTCTCCTGTAACATCATAAAATTTATTATTAACTTTTAATGCAACATGGTTTCCATCATAAACAAGTTCTCCATCTTGTAGCATTGTTCTTAACATCAAAGCAAATAAATAACATTTTCCTTTTAAAAAAACGTCCGGATCTTCAGAAAGATCTTTTATATTTTTAATTACCGCCACGATATATCTGTGGGAATTCTGATTCATATTTTTTATTATTTTGTTCATCTAAAATGTACCACTCTTTTTTATCTTCATCCCATGCACATATTTGTTTTAAAGAATCTTCATTAATAATATTTTGTGCTTTAGAAAATTTACTTGCTAAATAAATCTCTGAATATATCTTACTAAACAAATCCATATAACTAAAATCATTTTTTTTATAATACTCTGTTTTTATAAAACTAAAATTTGGAATATATTTGTGCTTTAAATTGATAGTATAAGCCACAAGTTTTTCATTGTTAACGAAAGAATAATTTGGATATTCAGAAAATATAACAAACCAATTATCAAATGGTGTCTTCATATTATTTACAATTTATTGCTCTTAAGTAAAGAGTATCTCCTATTTTAAAATTACAGGGGAGATCAATAAAAAATTCGCCATCATCGTTTTTAACGTGATAAGTACAACTATTTAAATTAAAAGATTTGTATTCTGTAATTATAAATTTATTAGTTTTATAAGGAAAATATTTACTTCCTCTATCACAAGAAGTAAACAATAAAGAAAATAAAAGTAAAAATTTAATTGTTTTCATTATATATTAAATATGAAGTGTTAATTAATAGTTCAATTAAAGCAAATCCATTATCAAGAGCAGAAACTATTACCCCAACGGGATCAATAAGCGTATCATCATATTTATGACTACGAATATTATATGGGAGATCTGTTTTGATTTCATCAGGATTAATTCTAGCATTTACAAGTATTTGTTTAAAAGGTTTTTTACAAACATTTTTTATAATTTGTAACGTACATTGTTCAGATGAGTTATATAATTCAACACCAGAACCTCTTACAAAACCAGTTTTTATAGCAGATTTAACTGCACCAATAGCATCTTCTAATCTATCATATTCTTCTTTGGCATTTTTTTCTGTAATACCACCAACGTAAATAATTGCAGATGATTGCTCAAGATTAGCAATTCTTCTGAGATATTCTTTTTCGTCGTATTCATCTACTGATGCTTCGGCATGTGCTTTTAAAATAGAAATTCTTTTTTTAACTTTTTCTTTTTCTGGTTCATTAAAAATAATAAAATCATATGGTGTAACTTTTATACTTGAACAAGTTCCATCTGAATTAATAAAAGCAGTAAGATCTTTTATATTTTCTTTTGCTGATTCGGCATAACCTGGAGTTTTTATCAAACAAATTTCTAAACCTTTCCTCTGTTTATTAGAAAGACAAAATCTTACAAATGCATCACTAAAACTTGGTGCTATGAATACTACAGGAACATTGTTTTGGAATGCTTGTCCAATTACATTTTCATAATCATCTGGTGATGTTACATTTTCTTTTATAATCAACACTAATGGTCTTTCAAAATAACATGTACCATTATCTTGGTTTACAAAACCTGTATGAATAAAACCAGATTCGAAGGCGAGGCCTTGCATAATATTATAATAAGTGTTATTTCTAGTTCTACTAAATTCTAAAGCAATGTTTGCATTTTTTCCAGTCTTTCCATAGATTTCAGAAATAAAGTTTGCTAATCTTGGACTCTTGCTGCTAGTAAAAGCAATTCTATAAATGTCATTATTATTATCTATAACAGATCCTTTTTCTTGGATATCTGCTTTTACTTTTTCAAGTTCCTGTTTACAATCTGCAATTAATTGACTAATATCAACATCAGGATTACTTTTTAATTCTTTAAATAATTCTTTTGCAAATTCATTTACTAAAAGACTAGTCAATGTTGTTCCATCTCCATGTTCTTTTACTGTTTTGTTTGCAGCATTAATTAAAAGTTGAGCACCAATGTTTTCTTGTTTGTCTTCAAATCTAATAGATTTTGCAACAGAAACACCGTCTTTTGTAAAAATTATTTCATCAAAGTTATTTGAAATAATTACATTTTTTCCAGCACCACCCATAGTGCTTGTAACTATGTTAGCAGCCTTTTCAATTCCTGCTAAAATTTTGTCTAAATCGTTAGTTACTATTCTGCTTGTAAAGTTCATTTTTACGAATTTTTCTCAAGCGATCATCTGAATCTTTAAATATATGAGGATTCATAGATAATATCGCTAAAGGATTATGTTTTTGTTTTTTGCTTTGGTTTAGCAAATTATTGTGTTCAATTTCTTTTAGGGCAAGTGGAAAACCAATTAATGCTGAAATAGCATCAAAGTTTTCGTACTTATCTAAATTAAAAGATATTAATTGTCTTAATGTAAAAATACATGGAAAAGTTTCAATTACTCTTTTTGTTTCTCCATTGTATGTAGTTTTTGATAACAACCATTCTGTTGTATCTGTAATCATATCAAGTTTATCAATTTTTCCAGAAACCATAAATCCATAATCAATAACTCTTCTTTCTACTGCGGATGATCCTTTTGCTTTTGTTGGTCTTAAAGCAAGTAATTGTGTTTTTCTTCTTCTTATAAAAAAGTCTCTTACAGAATCTCCCCTATTTGCTTCATACCATAAAGAACGTGGGCAGTTACCATAATAAGCAATGAGTTTTTCACAATTTTCATAAAAAGCGTCTTTACCATTTGGATGTTTTCCAATATAAGAGCAGACAAGATAATTGCCATTATAACCATCTTTAATATACTTAGGGTTAAGGAATCCAAAAAAGCATCCGAGGGACTCACCATCTTCAATATTTTCTGCCACATAAGGGTCAAGTGTAAATAAGTATAAATCTTCGGGTATTTCTCCTTTTATAAATTGCGGTTCCTCAAAGATTACAGGACATCCCGCAATTGATTGCATTGATCTATTATAAGGAAATTCATAAAACGGTTCTTTATCTGGAGCATATTCTGTTCTTACTCCATATGGTTGTTTGCTATCCCAAATTAAATCAACTTGTCTTCCGATCTTTCTAAAAAGACCATCTTTTAATAATTCTTTTTCTCGGTCAAGAGCTTCCATAATAGGAAAATAATGACCTTTTGAACTTATCCACATATCCGTTGGTACAATTGGATAGTTCATTTTTTCATTGCGAAGAGCCTCTGGATCATTTGATTCTGCGGCTTCTTCTCTTCTTTTATAATAGTGACTTAATGCTCTTTCTAAATCCGTATTTCCATTTTCATCTTTAAAGATAGTATTTGTAATATATGCAGGAATAAATAAACCTATTTCTCCGCTATCTTCCCATATATCATCAAACGCTAAAAAATTATAATCTTTTGGACTTGAAAATACTTTTTTAGATTGCTGTACTAAATCAATATTACCACTGGTTCCTAAACCTATTTGAACACCAAATTGTTCTCCTTCATCGGATACAGTTGCAACATTAGAAAACAACGCATCAATAAAATTAGGCATCAAACCAACTTCTTCATAAATAACTAAAATATATCTTCCACCAGCACCTGCTTGTGCTCCACCTTGTTTTTTATCAGAATAGTTTACATGTAATAAACTGGTGTTTGTTCCTTTACCTTCAATCCATCTACCATTTTTTTGTGCTTTATACTGGTATCTAAATGGATTTTTTTTATTTCCACTATCTTTACTACCAACCCAATCTCTATAAAAAGCATTTGGAGTATAATCATCATCTTCAAAATTTCCCCAAACACCTAACTCTTGGTCTGTACCAAAAGCATATAATCCATCCGTTATTTTATTAACTAAATCAGATGATTTATCTGTATCGCCAGAACCTATACAAACCGATATAGTCGGTGGATTTTCCCAACTTTCTGCGCTGAATTCTATAAGACCATCAAAGGTTAAATGGTGGGCGGTGATTCCAGTTACAGTGTATGATTTTCCTCCACCTCTGGAACCGAATATCATTAAATTTGTTGCCGGATTATTATAAAGAGGTCTACCATAATCTTCATCATGTAACTTTTTTAAATAATTATACGGCTTTATATATTGTTTTAGTTTTCCATTTTTATCAAAAAGATGGATTTCAGAACCTTTTGGTATTTTATCTTTTGGATAATTTAATACTCGCAAATCACAAGTATATTTTTGATCGTTTATAAATCCACTAAATCCTTTTGCAATTAAATAAGAATAGTGAATTATCCAATCAATATCTCTTACTACAGGTTTTCTATAATATCTTACTTTGTTTTCTGTATTTGTAAAAAGAATCTTAAAAAAATTACCATAAAAAAACAATGTTGGCGGCATAAATCTCCAACCAACAACATCATAACCCCAATGTCCTTCTATACATTTCTTTGTATATTCTGTCCAGATTTGCGAATATTTTGGAGAATCTGGATGCAATTTTGGTATATCAACTAAAAATACTTTTCTATTATTAATATGTATTAGATTCTCTTCAAGTTTTTTTAAATCTGTTATCATTATTTTAACCTAAATTACTAAATTTGTCTAATCCTTTAAATGGACTTGAATTACCTAATCCGTCATAATCTGATATTTCAGGATCATCAGTATCAACCATTTTTGTTATTGAACCATATCCTTTACAAACAGAACATGTAATCCACTCACCAGTATCTCCAGACCTAATTACATATTCTCTTCCACCAGAACACTTAGGATTTGTACATCTTACACTTACTTGTTTTAACATAATTATTGAATCTGATCTTCATCATAAAGACCTCTTTGTTTAAATGCGTTATTTAATTCAAGTATATTTATTTCCGTTTCTTCTTTTGTTTCATGTATAACTATATTTTCATCTTCTTTAATTTGATCGCAAATACATTGCTCAGTGCCACCATTTTTTGTGCACATTAAAAGGCAGTTTTTCATTCTGGTCTAATTTTTCCACTTTCCCTTGCAGTGGCTTGTCTACCACCATGTATTCTAATTGCGGAAAGTTTTGATTCAAGGAATTTCTTTTCTATTTTATCAAAGTCTTCTAATAATTTTACGCCTTTACCAATAGCGTTATCAATAGCAACCATAGTTTCAAAATTATACTCACTTGTTTTTAAGAATAAATCTCTACGTCTTATTAATTCTTTTGTATCCCTTAAAGATCTTTCTATAACAGTTAAGCAATCTTCTGGATATTTCTCCATTATTTGCTTTGTAATATCTTCCGTTACATCAAATGTAGGTTGTAATTCTCTACATGCTTCTATTCTTTCATCTTCTGGTAATCTATAAAACTTATTTGTTTCTTCGTCAGGATCAATCATCCAAACAATACAATGCATTGTCTTTGAAGAATCAGATTTATCTTTAGATTCATCCATATTATAAAGTATAGAGTATGGTCTAATATAAATTAAATGAGGATTTAATTCCCAAAAATTAATATTAGGATCTGTTGTTTTTTTTATGTTTATAAAACTATTCATCTGTTTGATCTACTATAGGTGAATTAAAACTATATTTTCTAACACTTTCTATACCGTGTATTGCTCCCGCTTTAGATGCATAATTTTGACTTGTTGCAATAACTTGACCATTAGGAGCAATTAAAGAAAACCTATACTTGCCTGTTTTAGTTTGTTTTAAAATAAATTTACTCATATATTTCAGCAATTAAAGTTAATCCTTGTGTTGTTTTATCATCAAATGTTACAACAACTTGTTTAAATGATTTAAACTTATTACTTTTATTTATAGATTTTGCAGTATTCCACCAAACAGTTATTTCTATTCTATCAAGAAATTTAGTTTTTCGATAAGATAAGCACATACACGATTCTTTTAAAGAAACTATTTGTTTTTTTCCAGTATAAGCAAATGTAGTTTGTATAATTGTATTCTTTTTTATTTTACCAAAATCATGTTCAACTTTATCAAAACCTATGCTATTTTCATTCTTGCCAATATCCATTTCAATTCATTTATATTTAAACAAATCATTCTGTTAACATAAACTTCATCATTTTCAGACATACTAATTGCTGGGAAATCATTATAGTAACTTAAACTTAATTCAATCAATGTTGGAGAAGAACCCATATTTATAACTCTTTTAAATCTTTGAAAATCTTTACCTTCCTCTGCCAATTTAAAACCAGTAGAAATAACATCGTCTGCATCTAAAAATTTAACTCTTACCTCTTTGTTTCTCATTAATTTCTCAATGTCAAATCCATAATAAGGATCAGGAAAAATATGTTTTGTTGTATTTTTATCAAAAGATAAAGGAAATGTAGTATGTACGTCTTTATCTTTTCCAATTGGCTTGTCTTCAGAAACAACCTCATATTCAAATCCTACACAAAATTCATCAATGTGAGGAGTATAGTATTTACTTTCTCTTTTCATAAGAAGTGTATTGCAATTTTAATTATTAAATAAATTATTAGAAAAGCAAAGAATTTTATAATTGGTATTGCAATAGTTCCCATAAATTCTCTTCTTTGCTTTTCTTGCATGTTTAGATTTTCGCTTTGATTTCAAAATAAGGAATCAATAGAAAACCAAAATGTTTGTTTAAAACGTCTTTAGTTGGTGTTTCTCCTTTATATTCCGGCAACCAGAAAGAATTAGGAATAGAAAGGTATGCATCATTTGCTGTACCAATTATTCTAGCATCTACTGGATTTTTTGACAATAAAACTTTATCTCCGACTTTTAAAGATGTCATACTTTCCGGTACTGCCACTATAATGGCAATTGTATCATAAGGATATGGAGATTCAATCTCAGCCCACTTAGATACACCATTCTGTGTAGGTACAGGAACAATTTGTTTATAAGGCTTAATAAGACCTTCTTCAGTTACTTCCGCTTCTTTAACAAAAACACGAACAAGCACATTGTGAAGGGGGGTAACATTTTTGTAAGATGGATCAATATCATAAATTGCTTCTTTATTATAAGTAACTAAAGAATCAAGATATTTTTGATCCACATTTTCTGCTTGCACAGATTCTAATTCCAGATCTGCTTGTTTTTCAAGCGGTGTTTTTTCTTCCTCTGCATATTGATTTACTAAATCACCTATCGAGAATTTTTTTGCTGGTTTGTCTTTCATTCTGCTTTAAGACTGTTTGTAATTCTTCATAAAACTCTATTGTAGTTTTATTTGGAATATTTTTTGTAAATTTTTTTTCTTTTGCTTTTTCAAGAACTTTTTCAACAGAATATAACTTTATAAAAAATGTTCCTAAAAATGGCAATATGATTTTACCCTTTGAATCTATAGGGTTTGTAAGAGCATTTTTAAAAGAGATCCAGAAATTATCAATAACAAGTTTTATCAAAGACTTTGGTAAATTAAACTCTTTGGCTAACTGTTCTTGTATTTCTGTATTTGTCATTCTACTATAATATTTTTAATTGGTTGTATTTCTATACACATTCCATGTATTTCAGATAAATACAAATTTGCATCAATTTCTTTTGTTAGACAAACGTAAGATTGATAGTTTAATCTCACTATACTAGGTAATCTCTTTTTGTTTTTTATAACTTTGTTTTCTAGTTCAATAATTCTATCGAGTATCATAATCTATCTTGAAAGGAAAATTAAAAGTAATTGTTGGATGATTTGACTCAATATAGTCTTTTAATTTTTGGATACTAAAATGTAATTTATATTCTTGTCCTACTTTTATAATAAATCCTTTTTCAATTAGTTTTTTTATGCTAGAATAATAATTAGGTTTTAATATTCCTGTTTTATTTATAATAAAATCAATTGATGAATCTACACTAAAAGCAGCGAGAAAATCTATCTCACTATTAGTTAGAACTCTATCCTTTACATTTAAAAACTGATAATAGTATCTCCAGAAAGTTATAAGATCAATATTAATTACATCATCATTATTTACTTTAGAATTTAATGAATTTAATTTTAGATTCATAATCTTTTAATTGTTTTTATACCTCCCCCTTTCCCGCGATGGTGTTCAATCATCTGGGTTAGGTGTGTTTTCCACTTTAATTACTAACTTCCATAAGGCAGTGCTCAATTTGACCTCGCTATACTACCAAGTTTAACTTCCTTTCGAAGTAGAGTCTTGGCAACTCTTTGGAGTAACATTAGTTACTTACCAAACCCCTTTAGTATAGACGCACCTTATTTTATATAGCAACCATTTTTGTCAATATCGGAGAAAACACCGTTCGCCATCATAAGAAATTATTCTTGAGGTTACTTGGCCAATCCAACTTCTAGACCCAGACTCAATTTGGAGTTACAAATGTCTTTGGGCCGGTTTAAATGAAATGTTGCATTCATTTAATTGACGGTGTAAAGATACAAAAAACATGTGCTTTTGTCTAAATTTTGGTATGTTTATTTTATAAAATATTGAAAAAAAGTTTGCGTTCATTCCATAATCACAAAAAGAAAGTTGAAAATAATTTTAGTCGTTTTTTTTTAAAATAAAAATTTATTATTTTTTTAAATAAAGTTGCAAATGTGACATATATTT